AGCCTCATGCCGTCGGCGTGAAAGGTGCGGTTGGTGTCGAAACTGCCCTTCGTGGCCGAGGCGTAGCCGACATGGCCCATTCTCAGGATCTCGGCCAGGACCCGCTGCCCCGTCTCGCTGCCGAACAGGGCGCGGAACTCGCGGTACCTGTCCATCGGGGAGGCGTAGGCAGGCGCGCGGGCAACGAACAGGAAGCCGTCAGCGCCGAGATCGGTGTCGGTCACGCGGCCTTCGCTTTGACCTTAAAGCGCGGCTTGCCGTCCTGGGCGTAGCCGACGAACTCGCCCGTCACGCCGTCTGCGGTGATGATGTCGCCGGGCTGGAGAGGCATGGCCTCGCTCGCCTTGGGGCTGGCGATTGTTGGCGGCCCGGAATGACCAACCACGGTTTCGTAGTAGGTGATTCCGCTGGGCTCCGGCTTAGGGGCCGCCCCGCACTTCTCGTCCATCACCTTGCGCAGCTCAGCGCAACCCTCCTGCCCCAGCCGCTCCACGAACTTGTCGAAGTCGATGGAGATCGAGCCGTCCGACTTCTCCTTGACCCCGAAATTGGCCTTGAACGCGGTGTAGCGCTCGATCACCGGATCGATCTGTTGCTTGAGCGCGCCTAGCTGGGATTCCAGGCTCTTGGCCTTCTCGGACCAGAATGATTCGTCGTGGGCCATCAGCGCGGCTCCAGCCGAACCGCGCCGCCGCCGCAATACTCAGTCAGGGCGCGAAGGGCGGCGATCCGCGCGGTCAGGGTCGGTAACTGGGTCAGCGCAGCCACGCCCCCGTCGATGACTTCGCCAAGGGTCGCCGGCTTGACCGGCTTCTGTCGTTTCGCGGCTTTCTTGCGCTTTGCCATGGTGTCTCCTTCCATGTGAGTGGCGGTAGTGGTTCGGCGCGCTGCTGGAATGCCTCGAACACGGCCCGCTCGTACCGCCGCACGGCCTCGGGGTTCAGGCGAATCAAGCCGCCGCCTCTTGGGGCTGCAAGTTCTTGACCGCCTGGCTGCCCTTCTGTGCCGCGTCCGCCGCCATCTGGGCCATCTGGGCTTCGGCCTGGGCCTGAGCCGCCTGCTGGCGCTGGCCGCGTATCTCCGCGATCTGCTCGGGTGAGCGGATGACGATGTCGGGAATATCCGTGGCCCGGGCCTCGAACTGGCCCAAGGCGTCGAAGTCGATGATGTCCATCGGCTCGGGGCTGCCGATCAGCTTGGCGATCTCGGCGCGCTCACGGGCAAACGCCTTCGCCGCCGCGACTTCCATCAGCTTCTTGAGCTTCTTGACCGGACTCGAATAGCGGAACTTGATTCCCCGGCCGAGCAATCTCTGGGGGATCGGCTTGAACCCGCCCGCGCGCAGCATGACCATGAACGGGCGCTCGACCGTGGGCGCCTTATAGTCGGTCTCGAATCGTCCGAACACCGGGCCCAGCTCGCGCATCATCTGGCGGAGCCGTGCCCTCACCTCCTCGGCGGTCATCTGCGGGCCGTCGATCGGCAGGTTCAGCACGTGACGCAGGAAGGCGGTCCATACCTGCTCGCGCTTCTTGTCCTGCATCTCCATGACGATGGGGATGTTGGCGCCCGATTCGAGCGGGGCGATGGGAATGCGGCGCATCTGTGTGGCGAGGGCCGCGTCGTAATAGGTGATCCCGTCCGGCGCCGTGTTGGCGGCATCGAACGCGCCGTCATTGGGGACGAGCAGCGGGGGTGCCGCCGCCCTCTGCCCCGCGATCAGCAAGGTCTCTTCCTGAGCCTGCAGGGTATTGGTATCGGGCAGGGCGATCATGCCCGGCGAGCGGCCGGTATTCTCGCCCGAGGAGGTTTCCCAGCGCGGGCCGGCGAACGGGTATTCGTGATACCCGCCCTCCTCGACGATGTGACAGGCGTCCATCTCGATCCAGAAATCCGCCCACGGCAGGTTCTTCTTGAGCAGGGCGCCCTTGGGGGCCTCCTTGCGCTGCACCACCGCGTGCAGGAAGTCATAGGACTGGTCGAGCTTGGTCGTGTCGGCCTTTGACTCTTCGAGCTTTTCCCTCAGCACCCGGCTGAGGTTCTGTTCTCCGAAGCGCTGGGCGGCCTGACGCAGGGTGAACCGGCGCGAGCGCATCTTGCCGTTCTCGTTGCCCTCGTCGTCGTAGAACGTGACCACATCGCGGGGATGGAGGGTCTGGAACAGCAGGTAGCCGAGATCCTGGCCCTCGCCCATGAACATATGGGCGCCGCCGAACACGACGATGTCGGAATTCGCCTCGCCACGCGCCTGCCTGAACCGGGCCTTGGGATTGTCGAAAGCGTCGTCGAGACGGTCAGCGGAGTCCTGGAGCCACTCCCGGACCTCGTCGTCGTCCCTGATATCGTCGTCGAGGGTTTCAAGGAAGAACGACTGCTCGCCGTCCGGCCACAGCATATCGTCGATGGCGTTAGCCAGGGCGCGGGCGGCCTGCATTCCGGTGCCGTCGTAGATGTCGTCCGAGCGGCGGTCGCCTTCCTGCCGCTGCGACGTGAAGCCCAGCCGGCCGGGACTGAACACCCGAGCGAGGTCTTCGCAGTGGTTGTGGTACAGGCCGAGGTCGCGCTGCCCGGCCTTGAAGCGCTTGACCAGCGCATCGGCCCGGGGGTCCCTGTCGTAGCTCACCTAGCCGAGCACCTGCGCCGAGCGGGCCTCGGGGCGTTCGACCGTGGCGGCGCCCAGCTCATCCTCACCCGGGGCGAGGATGGCGGCGCGACGGCCCTTGCGGCGCTTTTCGGCGTCCGCCACTTCCTTGGCGCGCTCCGCGATGGCGGGGTCCTCCCGCGGCGGAGGGGGCGGAGGCGGCGGGGGCGGTGCGGGCAGAGAGGGCGGAGAAAAGCACATGGTCGATCATCCCTGGAAGTCGAATTTGCGGAAGGATTGGCCATAGGCCTCGACTGTCTCCGTCAGCCGGTAGCCTATGGCCTGTAACCACCTGGAACGGACGGAGCCGTTCGCGATGTCGGATTGCTCGATGTAGCCGGTGGAGCCCGCGAGCATCTGTCTGCCCTCGGGCGATTTGCCGAAGCGGATGGCGTCCTTGGTCAGCGGCAGGCCGTAGCGCTCCAGCCGTGCCTCGCTGGCGGTGTTGACGATGCCCGAGGGCGGGACGGCGAACAGGTAAAGCGGGATGTCGTGGACGAAGATGCAGCCGAGCTTGGGGGCAAACCTGAATTGGTCCCTGCACTGTTGCTCACCCATGCCGAAGGTCTTGAGCGCCCAGGCCAGGTCTTCGATGACAAAGCGGTGGGGGTGCGCGAACACCCAATCGATCAGCGCGTCTTTGTACTCTTGCGGCTTGTCCGACAGGATGCGGACGGGCAATCAGTGGACCGCGTTGGCGGGCTGGATGACCCGCATCACCGCCTCGGCTGCGGCATCGGGACCATGCTCGTCGATCAGCTTGTCGCATTCCTGGTCGGTCAGGGTGCGATAGCCCACACCTGAACTGTCCCAGATTTCGCGGGTGCGCCTGCGCAGGCGCTTCAGGTCCTCAGGCCCCAGGTCGGCCAGGAAGCCGCGCTTTGCCACAGAAGGCTTTTGCCCGATCACCATGGCCTCAGCCACGAGGAGCACCGGGGCCGGGTAGGTGACGGGCTCTTTGCCTTCTACGAGAGAGAGAACCACGGGCTTGCGGCCTATCGTGGCGATCTTGTCCTCCAGCCATTTGGGCACGGGAGGGACCCGGTCGGCACCCGGCAGCTTGGCCTCGAATGAGGGTTCACCGATCTTCACCCGCTCCTTGTCGGCCCTGAGGGTCAAGCCCTGCTTGGCGTCCTCGGCCATGAACTGGCGCAGCATCTCCGGCGTCTCGTCGCCCGCGAGCCAGATGGACAGGGTGAGGTGGTCGCCGTAGCGGAGGGTCATACGCGAGGCCAGTGGAGATCGATAAGGCGCTCGCTCAGCCCCATTGCCCGCATGGCTTCGGGCCCGGCAGCGATTGCCGCGTCGAGTGCGGCATCTCGGCGGCGCTTCTCCTCCGTGCCGTAGAGCAACAGCCAACACAGGTCGGCCTGTATCGCCGCGCTGGCTACCTTGCGCCAATCCACGCGGCTGGTCTCGAGGTAGCCCACAGCCTTGCGGATAGCCTCCGCTATCGCCCCCGCACGATCTGGTATTTCGTCGTTCGGTCCGATCACGCCTTCGCCCCGCAGTTGGTGCAATACCCCCGTGCGACATGGGAGCCGCCGCAGGTGTTGCAGAGTGATTCGGGTCGCTCGGTCGTCTCTCCCGGGTGCTTGATGTAGTGGCGGTTGTTGCGGACGCGGGTCACGAAGATTTCCTTCTCGTGCAACCGCTTCCTGATCTCGGCGGCGCGGCCCGCCTCGGCGGTGAACACCTCTTCGTCGCTCATGCGAACATGCCCACGAGCCACAGGACCAGCGCCGCGACGCAGACACCGCCCAGGATGCCGAGCGCGAAACGGGCATCGCCGTCGTCGATGTCCGGGATCATCGCCACGGCCTCAGCGGTGAATACTTGCCGTTCGCTACCGTGGGGCGCGGCGGGCGGCGGAAATCAGGGTCGAACATGACGATGCCGGTCTGGGCTGCCGTGCGCTCCGCCTCGTAGGCGGCCAGCGATTCGCGGGTCCAGCCGTTGCGGGCTTCGTCCTTGGTGGGCTCGCGGGCGGTCATGTGGGCAGTAGCGAGAGGCCGTCGAGTGTGCCTGCGCTGAACTCGGCCCAGCCCGCCGACCCAATCTTCAGGCTGATTGGGTCGCCGATGACGCGGAAGCTCAGAACGTGATCCTTGATTTCGACGGCGTGCCAACCGGGCGGACAGGTGATCACGCGCCAGCCCTCCTCCACCTTGGCGAAGGCGGGTAGTGATGGGATTGCGGTCGTAGCCAGCAGGCCAGCAAGAAACTGTCTCCGGTTCATCGTGCGGCCCTCCATCGGCTGGGCGAGTAGTTGCTGTTGGCCCGGGTGGGCAATGGCTTGCGGTTGGGATCGGGCAGCTCTCTCAAGCCCACGGCCAGATAACGGAACCCGTCCGCCGCATGGCTCGTCCAGTCATGCTCTGGTCGGTCGGCAAAGACCTTGCGCTCATCGTCCCAGGCTTTGCGGTACTGCCTCAGAGCCTCAATCCCTCGCGCGCATTTCTCGGCGTCGAACCAGCAGCGGGGGAGAATCACACGGGCGGCGTTAATGCCGTCCTCGATGCTGTCCCGGGGCAGCACCCGCCTGCCCTTGCGCATCCCCAGCTCGGTCAGGGTGTCCAATCGGGAGCGCCCCGAACTCATCTCCTTCACATCAGCGTCGTGCGGCAGGATATAGCCCTGCGTCTCGCTGTAGACGTAGGGCTTTTCCCTCAACACCTTGGCGTAGTGATCAAGCCCGACACCGGATGATTCGTAGAAGTCGATCAGCCGTATCTCCCGGCCGACCTGCTGACAGAACCAGATCGAGGTGGCATCGCCTACCCCCAGGTCCCAGGCCGTTGTTACCGGCAGGTTAGGCTCCCAGGCGACCTTGGTAATCCGCCCCTCAGCCTCGGCCGTCTCCATCAATGCGCCGTAGTAGGCGCCAACGAGTGCGGCTTGGAACGAGCAGAAATACTCCTGCTTGATCATCTCCTCGGCCATGCCCGAACGCCGCTCGTCTTCGATAATGGAGGCAGGGATGATCTTGGTATCGTCCACGGTCAGTTTCTCAGCGAACCAATCGGGGTTGGACTTCGCCATGTCGTAGAGGCTGGAGCCGTGGTTGCGGCCTCTAGGGGTGTAGATGAACAGCGCCCAGCCGCCGTTTTCAGCGAGGATCGGGCGGATGTAATCCCATGCCCTGGGGTCGGCCACGCTGTACTCGGAGAACACAACGCCTGCGGGGTTGGCACCGATCAGGCTATCGAAGTTGTCGCTGCCGACCACCTGCCAGGTTGACCCGCATTTGAGGCGGATCAGCATCTCATCGTCCCGCTTGCCGTCTCTCAGGGCCTCGGGAAAAGCTTGGTCG